TAAATAACCGGCCTCCGATGTCATTAAAAAAGTCATTATGGATGCCATGTTCAGCCCCTTTAAAAAGATCATAAATCCCTGTCGTCAAGTTCTTCACAAGACTTCCTTAGCCAGAATATCCAGCAATTCTCCGGCCTCATTGGGATTTATAATACTCACGATTGAAAAATATCTGGCCCCAAACTTGATCCTCATTCCAGGAGTTACCCCACTCCGATACCGAATCCTGATCCGGTGGCTGATGGTCATGGTCGGAGTAGCCCCCTGAATTCTTTCATTCGCCGACACGGGCCAGATCCCGGCACTAACCGTTTTGTTGGTTGACCACGCCTCAGAATACCCGCCCATTCCATCTTGTACTTTGGAAGCGCTCTGTAACTCGATCCTTTTTTTCAAGTCCCCTGATTGAATCATCTTAAAAATCCCATAACCGGAATTTATAGAGAATCTTTTCTGCCGTCTTGTTTTCGATGACCGATCCAGCTCCTATATATCTTTCCCCCCTGGCCGAATAATAATCGGCGGCCATCATCTTGATTGCCGTCCTGATCCCTGCCGGTACACTTGCCGCCGTTACCCCATAGCCACAGATCCACCTGATCGCAATAGGATTGACCGGGTAGTAGGTGGAAGGCGACGGCCACGACAAACCATAGGGGAGGACTATGCGACCGGGCTCGCTGGAGGAGTCAACGAGGTAGTCGGTCGTGACCGTCATTGGGGTGGAGGTCCCGGCGCTGTTGGAGTAGGCCATAGTAACGATGCTTTGGAGTTGGCCATAGGGCAGACTGATAAAGTTATTTTTAGGAAACTCATCCAGGAAGGCATCCCAAGTCTGGGTTACAAACGCCCGACGAGTATACGCCTCGGCCTGCTGCCGGGCAGCCGTAATAATAGTCGCCAGAAGAGTATCTTCGGTTACATCGCTGGAATATTTGGCAATGGAAACCCCGAAATCGCAGGTCGCCAGCAGAATCTTTGCCACTACCCGGATATATTGCTTTGTCCCGGTATAGGCGATTTTCTGAATGGCGTTATCGTTGGCGGTCGTTACCTGGGTAAAGGCCCCGCCCGCCCAGTCTGTCCAGTTGACATGATCGTCTGATTCCTGAATCTTAGCGTCCACCGTCCCCGTAGCAGCGTTTGTCCCTGAATCCAATATAACCACCGCCTGGTACCCCAAGACGCTGGTATAGCCCCCCAGGGTGGCAAAACCGACCCCTAAAGCATAGCTATCGGGTACGATAGACTGAACTATCGTTAAATTGTCTAAGAAAGAACCAGAATCCAGGCGAAGGTGCTCCTTTAAATCCTGGAGGGAAACACATTCGATTAATGGTTCGGCGTAAATTTTAGTTTGCATGGAAGTTCCTGTCCAAAATCAACTTAAATAACCTGCCGGGTTAATTGCCCGGTATCTGCATGAGGTTATGCAAACCGTTGCCGCATCCGATGCACCCCCGGCGATGGTTAGAATGATTTTTTTTCCTACTGGCAGAGCAAACGGTGTCGCATAGGTAAATGCCTTCAGTGCCGTAAGATTCGCCTTGGCCCCGGCTGCCGCTGTTATTAAACTTAAAACGGTAGTCGTATCCGTTTCAACTTTGATGGAAGTAATATTCACATCATCGGAGACATTGACATTTGGCAGGGTCAGGGTGAAATATTCTACATAGACGGAACCCCCCGTTGCCGTGAAGAGGGTGTAAGGTCCGGCGGCCTGTTGAAGGTCAATCGTTCCCGGCTGGACAACGCTGTTGACCGAATAGGCGATCCAGTTAGTCCCATCATACGTCTTAAATAGGGTCCCGGTATCGTAGGCCCAGAAATAGGAACCTGGAGGGACATCATCGGTAGGTTTTGTATCGGTGGATAATCCGATGAAGCGTTTGATTCTGGTTTCGTAAAGAACAGTCATAACTTCCTCCTAATCTCTGGAAGTGGGGGGATTTCTCCCCCCGGATAAAAGTTTTATCGAATTGCCGTTACATAGGCACCATCGCTCATGGGGACATAGAACAGGGAATGGTAACAAGCCCCGGATGTTTGACTGGCCGTGGTGGTCAGGTGTCCGATTGTCCCCACACCGTCCTTATAGCCGACAATCATCGGGGCGGCGCAAATCAGATCGGAAATGCCGCCCGTTGTGTTGCAAATAACATGGGTCGTCCCGGCTACCGCCCCACCGGTCCAGCATACTCTGCTCCCAACGGTCGCACTCTGAATGGTGAGACTCACCAGCCCCAACTTCGTTGATACGATGGCCGGGATATGGGTAGCGCAGGAGTAGGTATATTGGAATAGGGTGGCATTGACGGCAAAATCCGTGGTCACTTCCAAAAATAGGTTGAGCAACAGGATGCGTCCGTAAATATTAAAATCCTCAATTTGGGTTTGGGCCATATAGGTCGTATTCAACATGATCCCGGTATCGACTTGGATGCCTCGGTTGATATCGCCAATTCTTGCGATGGTACTCGGATTATAATTCATGATTCATTTCTCCTTTCAAGAGAGGACGACCATCCTTCCAGACCGCCCCGGTTAATTGTTTACGTCTATTCGTCTTTGTCTTCGTCGGCAACCGGCTCATCAACTGCCATGGGTGTTGGTTCTGGTACTTTCAATGCCTTGGCAATTTCCTCTTTAGCCACCTGACGGGCTATTTCATAAACCAAATTTTTATCTTCTTGAAACATGATCCCTCCTTTTAAGTTAATGCCGTTACGGATACATTACTTCCGAAACGCGGTTTTAAAATCGCATGGACCTGGACATTACCCGTTGCCCCCGTTGATGGGTCCTGAAAATCAATCGTCAGCAAGTTATGTTTCAATGCCATGACTGCCGGATCGACTTCGATGATGAGGGTGAAGTTGTCGTAAGTCGCGTGTGCAACGGTTACGATTACCGCTTCCGTCCAATCTAACAGAACATCGGCCCCTGCCGCCCCTGCCGCCGCTGTCATCCATGCGTATTTGAATGTAAGGGCTGTCGTCAAGGCTCCGTCCGTTAGGCCAGAAAAAACCTTCACAGTCGCAGCGGCCCCACCAATAGTCTGAAAACCGCAAATGAACGTGCATTTGTGATAGTTTCTCATATTGATCGAATCGCCCGGCATCGTAACATCTGCGGATGCAAGGTTAAGGTCGCTTAAAATCGGAACAATCTTAAAATTTTCCGTAAACATTTTTTTCTCCTTGTTGAAGGCGTGGATATTTCACCCCGCCCCCTGTTAGGTTAAGACGTTGCTTCTGGTAATGAAGATCCGCCATATCTGATTCCGTCCAGAATATAAGTGACGGAAACAATATTTCCAGCATCCCCGGCGGCTGCACCCAAGTTAACCCACTTCCGTCCGTTGGTCAGGCAGGAAGCGGAAACATAAAACAGCACGATTGCATTATCGCCCGCTACCCCATTAAGGGTATAAGTCACCGCATCGGTCTGCTTGGTGAACACATCGGAGGTCTGAGCCGTTAGGTTGACCCAAATCTGGAACTCAGACTTGGCAGCCAACGGGTAAGTCCCGGAGGTACAGGCGGCCGCCGTTGCCCCCTCATGGACTGTCAGGACCAGCGAGTTGGCATCTACGGCGTAGTCCTCTTGGATGATAATCAGGACCCCATTAGCATCTTTCAAATGGATGGGGGACGCCGTATCTGCCAAGGCATTCGAGGCAACCGGTTCATGCCCTAAAATTATTTGGTAGTTTTCAGGTGTTAGTCTCATGGCCACACCTCCTTAACTTCTGGTTTCCAGGGCCACGAAGTGACTCTGATTATAACTCGCCCCGCCCTTATAGGGAATCAAGGCAGAGGCCCGGACGGGCTGTCCATCAATTCGCATGACGAACCGGAAAATGCTTTCATCGTACACGAATCGTACGTGGATACTCATGTCGCTTTGGATTCCGCCCTTCTCGGCCAGAATATATCCCCCGGGAAGATCGACAAAAAGGATGTCGCCCACGGTTCCGAGGGTGGCAGCCTGTTCGATAGCGATTACCGGACGCCCGAAGAGGGTTCCGTAGGGTTGTCCGCTCAATCCGCCGGCAGGCATATAAATCGGAATCCCGCC